TCATCTGTTGCGCCAACAGTATTTTTAAGAGCTTGCGCCAAAATGGCTTGTTCTTTTTGATCCTCGCCAGCGGCTTTAACCGCGTCAAATGCTGCGGCTGCTGCTGCTGTCGCTGCTGCAGCATAGGCTGTCATTGCGGCAGGGCTAAACGCCTTGCTTTTCAAAAAATTGAGTTTTGCGCCTGCGCCTTCAAGTTTCTTAAATTCGGCTACCGCTGATTTTAAGCCTTTGTTATTGAATTCGGTGACGATGGGTATTTTGATCATATGTATCGCACCTTTGCGTTAATGACTGCAACCGCTTTTTCAATTACTGGGCGCGCTTCACGTTCGATTTTGTCTATGTCACCTTCGGCTACGAAATACATGACGCGAGACGGTGTACGCCTTGTCTTGGTGCCGGGTACTAGCGAGTTTTCTACGTTCGGAATAAACGTCTGTGGGTAGGTGAGTGTTCCGCCTCGATCAGCGCCACGCCTAGACGTATTAGTACCGTTAGGGTTTTTGACGCCTGCCATATCAAATAAAATACCTGCCGCGTCTGTTTGTACGATAGACACGAGCGGATAACTTTTTTTAAGGCTCGACAAGCTGCGGTGACCGGTATTGCCGACCTTCAATTTGACACCGCGCCTAACTTTACTTGCGTCATATTTGAGCCGACCTTTACGGAAATTGTGCATATGGCTATCGACCCAGTCGTTAGACGGGTAATCCTGCTGGATTTTTTTAACTGTTGGCCCGGCGATCTTTTTAACGTCTTTGACCATTGCTTTATAAACGTCAGGCTCAACTTTTTTTAATTGTCGTAAGGTTTCGTCTAGGCCAATAACTTTTGTAGAGCTTTTAACGGCTGCCATGTTTTGACCTTTCGTTTAATATGTGAGCCACCGTGTAAGCGGTTTTGGCGTCAAATGGGATTTCGTGGGGGTAGTATCCGGTCGCCACCAAGATTTCTGCTAGGAGTCTTGTGAGGGTTCCGGCTGGGTAGGGTGTGCGTCATCGGACTCAACTACCTCGGGAATGTCAAGCAGTTTCATTATGAAATCATCAAGGGTTGCCGGGACTATTATCCCGGCTTGCCTTGACGCTTCATAAGCGAGAAACGCTAAATCTTCGGCACCAATGCCGTTAGCAAGGTCTGAAGCCTTGCGTTTGAATCTGCGCTCCCATGCGACAACAGTCCACAAATTAGTTGTGCACACGTGGTGTTCGCCTTGGCTAGTTGAGTATTTCAATGTGAGTTTCATGTTCCGCCCTTAATGGTTCAGCTTGTCGCTTTGACGAGGGTTCCGCCTCGGAAAGTTAGGTCGATGGTTGCTAGTTCTCCGACCGTTGAGTTAATCGGAGTGTGTGACTCTAGGTAAGCGCCTGTGAGCGTGTAGGACGGGTTAGTTGCTGATACCGCCGACGATGTTGGCTTAATTACTAATGTGGTCGTAGTGCCTACGAGCGCATAAATGGTGGCTTCGGTTTCGGTCGCTGCGTACGACTGCATGAGCGTTACCGTCACCTCATTATTTTGCAAGCCTGCTGTGTAGCTGCGAGCAGTAGAAGCGAGCGAGGTACTTTCAAGCGCTTCGGCGGTGTAGGTGAGTGTTGCGGCTGTACATTGGTCGCTTAAATCAACCGAGTTAATTGTTAGCGATACGTTGCCTAAAAATGTTGTGGTTGCCATTAGTCGGTTTCCTTTTTGGGTTTAGTGGTTTGTTTTTTTATATGTCCGCCCTCGACCAATGCTTCAATGTTCACGGTTTCGGGGTCTAGGTCAATGAGTTCGCCGGGTACGCCGACTCGCTCACTTACGATTTCGTATTTCATTAGTGTCCTTCTCCGCCCATGCGGACGGTCATGTCATAGCATGGTAATTCTTGGTTCCCAGCGTTTAGCGTTGATGGGCTGCCTTCGACTACAACTATTTCGGAGTCCATGATTGCGTCTGCTGTAGTGAGCATATAATCGACTGCGTCAGAGTTCCCGGGCGGTGCCGCACATATTGAGATAAGAAATGTGATGTCTGCCCAGTTGTAGTTTTTGATAGTAAAAAATGGGGGTCTAACTACAACGCTTAACGGTCGTGCGTTTCGTATGTCTGTCGTGACACTCAAGCCCAAGTCGGTTAGGGAAGCGACCAACTGGGCTTGAGCGTCACTAAATACGCCAGACGAACTCATGCTATTTGCGACCTGTTCACGCCTAGAAGCTGATAAATGCGGCCTAGTGAGAGCATTGGCAAAGACGTACCTAACTCTGTAAAAGAGCTGTAACCGTCTACGCTTCCTCTCTCCCTATACAGGGTTGCCGCATACATTACCGCCCCTAAAAATACTGAATGGTTAGGCACTACCGTTAGCGAGTCGTTGTATCCTGCCTCACGCCTGCGGTTCCAGCACCAGTCGTTACTTGCGTCTGTGCATACTGTGACAAAATCGGCGTCATTAGTTGTTGCTGGGTCGATACCGAGCCAGTCTAAAACGTCTTGGTCGTCTATCCATGTCGCGTGCTGTGTGTATGTCAGGGTGCCGGTCGCGGCTTGTCTTTCGACATTGGTGCCGGTGCATTTGTAAATAAATTGGTTTGTGATGATGACGTCAGTATTGAAAACTAGGTCGCCTTCCTCATCGACATTTACCAGTAGATACGGTTGCATTGAGTAGATCGTAAACGTGCCATTGAACGGTACGCCTACGGACGCAATAGTTATGCTGTCCCCCACACCTGCCGGGACAGGCTCAAGCGTCTCAATAACCGCAAAGTTATCGACCAGTTGCTTGTGCGTTATCTCGAAAGTGTGTGAGGGAGCAGGCATTACTAAATCAGACTGCCTTAACGAACTTAGTATCGTCTATCAGTTTTGCGGCGAAATAGCCTCGGAAAGCAATTTGACGTGAAAGGGTTGCAGGCTGGTTTACAGAAACCGCGCCGCGCATATCTTCCCAAAACTCGATGCCTTCGGGATTGCCAATGATGATGGTACCGCTCGACAAGTTGCGATCGACTACTACGGTTAAACCAAATGCGTTGCCGTTGTAACCGCCGGGCTGAACGCTACCGAATGCGTTCATTGGCCCTACCTGTGGGAATAGTGGACGGCCTGATTGATCGGTCAATTGTCCTACCGCTGCCCAGCTTGTTGGGTCGAGATACAGATGTGAGGGCAGGTTGCCGTTGCTATTGGTAAGGATTTGTGACGCTGAAGCGTAAATCCATGCTGCCCAGTCTGCTGGGTCGGTCAAAGTACCAAACGTTTCAGTTTGTGAGCAAGTTTCAAGTTCGGTACAAGCAACGCTATCTACTTCGTTGGCATATACGCGAGCCATGTCGTCCAACATTGCACCCAAAATTTCGGGCTGTGACCAGTCGATTGAGGCTTCTGAAACGTCCGCAAAACCGCCGTAAATTCCTTTGGTGATCTGTACATCATCAACAACAAATGTTGATTGCGTGATTTGCGTATTTTCGGTTGCTGCACCAATGCTTGAGTGTGTGGTTACTACTGGGCGGATAAATACTTTTCCGCCTGTTGGCATTGCGCGTGAGCCACTTGCGTCGATAACTGGGCGTAAGCCTCGGAAATTGTTATAAATCGGTTGAACGATCGGTACTGGCAAAACGCCGGGAATGTCGCTCGTTACAACATCAGGTGCAGCTGCGCGGATATTTGCGTTAAGTTGTGCAAATTCGCTTCCGCCTTGCACCATTGCGCAAATGTATTCGGCTGCTGATGGAAGTTTGAATTCGCGGCGTGGTTGTGCAAATAGCACAGGGTTAGTCTGTTCAACTGCTGGTGCAGCTGCTTCGACGATTTCGGGGGTTTCCATTTGTGGGTTCTCCTCTGGGGTTTCTTGTGGGGTTTCTTGGGTTTCGTCCGTTGGCGCTTGTGCGTAAACGGTTTCGATTTTTGCTTGTTCGCCGAACGCTCCGGCGGTGACAAGGCTTAACTCATTCCATCGTGCCGAGGTAACGACCATTGTGTCGCCTCGCCACGAAAAATCGACAGGTTCTACACCTACCGACACCTCGGTTAGCACACCATCTTTGATAAGTGTTAGTGCGTCTCGGCCTGCTGTCGTGTCGCTGATTTTTGCAGCAAATGACATACCTACACCGGGTATAGATACACGTTCGGTTACTAAACCGACTGGGCGGTCGCTCATGTGGTGCTCTAAAAGTTTTGGTGCTGGGCCGTCTGTAGGTAGTGCACCTTCAGCAAATTCAACTTTTGTGCCGTCCATTGTGGTTGCGGCTACACCATAGGGTGCGGCTATGCCAATAAATGTTCGGCGCGGCTGATCGCCTTGGCCTGCTTCTAGTTCTATTTTTTGGGGGGTTAATCTAATCATGATCCGATCGCTTGGTCTTGTCGGGTAGGCATACCTACGTTTTCGGGGTTGCTTGCGTCCTCGCTGGGGTCGTACTGCTCGAATGGGTTGTCGATAAATTGTGATACATCAAATTCGACGTGTCGGCCTCGTGGCACTACATCGTCCATTGACAAACGCTCTTGAATACAGTCCAAAAAGATTTTTGTACCAAACGTGTATAGGTCGCGTCGCTGATCTTGCTGATTGTTGTAAGTGATTGACGACCCTTGACCTTGTGGTGCCGAAATCATCGAGGCAGGCACATTCATTATCCGGGCCATTTCTAACGCTTCGTATTGGCGTGATTCGACAAGTTGCAGTTTGCTTGGGTCTTGATCGAACGATACCCATTTGACGTATTCGTTTAATGCGCCTACTGCGTTGGCGCGGCGTGCTTGTGCCCAGCCTGCAGCCATGTCTGCAAGTTCCTCGCTAGACATTGGTTCACCACCGCCCTGTTGCTGTAAATATCCGGCTGCGAATTCGTTTTGGGCGAAACGTGCTGCGGACTGGTCAAGACGTTCAGCGATCGAGATAGCACGCTCGGACGCATAGACAATTCCGCGTATCGGGCTGATGAATTGGATTACATCACGCGTCACTAGCTGTTGGCCGTTGAAAAGAATGTTTTTAGATGGGCCGAAAAACTGGGGGCCGTTTTGGTCGGGGGTTGAGGTGTCTGCTGCTGGTATCCAAGTAAACGAGGCTGGAAGCCCTGTGGGGGCCTGTGCGGCTGTTTGCTTGTAGCGTCCGGTCACCACCCAAAATGCGCGCCCGTACATGATGAGGTCGGATACTGTTTGGCCGATGATGAATTGGCGTGTGACTGCTGGGTCGGGTCGTGTAAACCATGACTCACCCTCTAGATATACTTTTCGATATGACTCTGCTATTGAGTCCCATACCAGTTGATATTGAGATAGGGCTAGTGAGCCTGCTAGGGATACGTGTAGGTCGTGTGCTCGACTGATTGCCGGTATTGCTAGGGCGCGTTCTGCTGCTATGCCTGTTGCGTAAGTGTAGAAACTGCCGATAGATGATGAGCCTGCTGCGGCTTTGATTGGTTGCGCGCCAAA